GCATTCCGCTGCGGCAGAGAAAGCGAATGCCGTGTGTTTCGGCGGTGGTCTTATCCCGGACGGCAGTCAGCACGGCACGATCAACATCCCACCAGAACTTGACGATGTTGGGGTTTGCCGCCCTCCAAGCCTGAACAAGCGGCTGAAGCTCCTCTTCGGTCAAGCCCATCTCTAATGCTCCCATTGCCTTCAAAGCACCCACGGAGCCGCCGTAGCCGAGAGCCAGTTCAGCGATTTTGCCTTTCTGACGGAGGTGTCCGTTGACACCGTGCTTTTCGACCGGCACTCGAAACATCTGCGATGCTGAAGCGCAGTAGATGTCTTTGCCTTCGGCGAAGACCTCCTGCCGCCACGACTCTCCGGCGAACCATGCGATGACCCTCGCTTCGATTGCGGAGAAGTCAGCCACATAGAACATCGCACCCTCACGGGGAATGAAGGCGGTGCGGATGAGCTGCGACAGCGTGTCCGGAACATCCTCATACAGCATTTTCACGGCTTCATAATTGCCGCTGCGGACAAGCCCTCTCGCTTCGGCAAGGTCGGACAGATGATTCTGGGGCAGGTTCTGCATTTGAATGAGCCTGCCTGCCCATCGCCCGGTACGGTTGGCACCGTAAAACTGAAACATCCCTCTGGCTCTGCCGTCCGAACACACAGCGTTCTGCATCGCCTGATACTTTTTCACCGAGGACTTGGCAAGCTGCTGACGGAGAACAAGGGCATCGGCGAGTTCCGGCGGTGCGGTCTTCAGCATTTCGTTGACGACCTTCTTGCCGAGACTATCGGTTTCCAGACCGTTGTCGGCAAGCCATGACCGCATCTGCGATACCGAGTTGGGATTCTCAAGCTCCGTGATGCGGCGCATATCCTCCATCAGTTCCTGCCTTGAGGCGGCATCCATGCGGATGGCTGTATCTACAAGGGGGATGTCCAGCCGAACCCCGCGATCATTGATTTCTTGATCGAGGTGATATTCATCCCACACGAACTCCGGCACGGGGAACTTCGTGAGCTTCTGCTGTATGCCCATTTCAGTTTCAACATCTCGGCGGTTATAGGATTTGAAGAGTGACCACTTCTCCGGGGCATCTTCCGGGCGGTTACGTGTTCTGCCGCCGTTGCTCTTGGTCGGAGTACACGGTGAGCAGAAATATTTGATGAGTTCCTTGCCCTCGGTCAGCTTCTGTTTGTCGAGGTTCAGCACCGCACCGACACCCTGTAGTGAAAGCGGCAGTCCCATATATGCCGCCCACACCATCGTGCATCGCCAGGAAGACGGGTCGAGGTATTTGCCCGTGGGCAGCCCGAGATGTCGAGAGAGACACACTCGTTCAAAATTGGCATTGAAGGCGAACTTCAGCACATTTTCATCGGTCAGCGAGGCGGAAATGTCTGCCGGTATTTTTTCGCCGAGAGCCAGATCGACCACATGGACTTTACCTCCATCCACGGCATAGCCGAAGAGAAGCACCTCGAAGTCCGGGTCTTCCGTGTATTTGTAAACACCGCACTTGTTTAAGTCGGTGCCGCTGTATGTTTCGATATCAATACTTATGGTTTTCAAAAGTTGTCACCTCACATAGCCGTAAAGGGCGGCAGGATCGCTCCCACCGCCCACGGCGGTTGATTACTTAAATTCCTTCATGCGCATCTCGTGGTATTCGAGGTCACGCTTTTCGCGCTCTTCCTCACGCTTCGCCCTGCGGCGATTGTCGAAGATGTCAGCGATGGAGTGAATCAGAAAGGTCACTCCGAGAAGAGCGTAGATGGACAGGAGTCCGATGCAGAGGATGGTGGTAATCATTTCGCTCATGACTTAGCCCTCCTTACGCCAGAAAATCGTCATCGTCATCGGTGTCGAAGTCGGATTCAGCCGAAGCCTTACCGCCGAGGGGTTCACCGTCACGAATCTTCTGAAGGTTGTTAAGACCGCAGGCAATGCCGCGATTTCCGTTGCTGTTGAAAGCGTAGAAGTTGATGGAGGCTCTGCCGTACACGCCGGAATAGACCTCGCTGCGGACAAGGATGGGATTGCGGTCAGCGTCCACGATACCGGGAGCGGTCGTGGAGTTGGCATTCACGAAGTAGCACCCTGCGTAAGCGGGATCATCGGGGCGTTCTGTATCGCCGTCACGCAGAGGGTTCTTGATAACGGAGAGTGCCGGGACGGACTTGCCGTTGCCCTTGAGCTTCGCCTCGCCCTCGTGATATGCGGCTTTGATGGCAGCCTTGATCTTTTGGATGGTGACGGTATCGCTCTTGGGGATGATGAGGGAAACGCTGAACTTGGGAGCGCCACCGTTGATGCTCTTGGCTTCCCAGACGTTTGCATAAGACCAACGGGTATCCTTGCCCGTGATGACCTTCATGGGGTTGTTGACTTTGGTGGTGTTATTAGACATAATCGTTTACTCCTTTAATTTTCAAAATCTGATGCCGCTGTGTTCATAGCCGGACGCTTGTCGGACATCGGAACGAGCGTGGGCTTTCCCTGAGGCTTCGTGATGAAGCGACCGAGGATTTCGTCAAACTTGACTTTGCCGAGTGTTTTCTGCATCTCGGTAATGCCGAGCAGTTTCTGTTCGTAAGGGTCGTGACCGGCGGCGATTACCGCTGCGGCTGCGAGCCTTTCATCGGTGTACTTGCGGTTGGATCGTCCCTCGACAACCTTCCATCCGTTCCACGCCTTACCGCTGATGGCGGCTTGCAGGGCATATTCCTTGATGTCGTTTGCCCAGGAGACGAGGTCATCGACCTTGGCGAGAACCTCTTCAATCTCCTCATCGGTGAGAAGCGGAGGTTCGGCGAAGTCGTAAGCGGCAAGAGCAAGGTTCGCTCTGGCGCGTTCCCGGCAGTCCGCTTTCGCCTTGCAGAACTGACACCATTCGCCACAATGGAACTCACCCTCACCGCTGAAAGCGAGAGCGGCGGTCGGCTTCAGAACGGTCTCTGCCCATTCGAGAAGCTCGGCGGTCGAAACGGTGTAGGTGCTGACGTTGGAGCGGCGGGGCTGGTAGATAGTCATCGTGATCGTGTCGATGTCGTAGAGAGCATCGAAGATCTCCAGAGCGCCGAGCGCATACAGCATCATCTGCGGGTTGTGGTCTGCGGAGACCTCCACGCCCTTGCCGTGCTTGTAGTCCACAATGTTGAGGGTGCCGTCAGCGATGAGGACGCAGTCCCCGGTGCCGAATCCGCTCTCGACATATTTGGAATAGTCGAGCCGTTGCTCAATCAGCACGATGGGGTCTGTCGTGACCTTCTTCGCTTCGGTGAGGAGTTCAAGCACATAGGCGGCATAGCCGCTGGCGCATTCCTCCATCTCCTCGTTGTACCAAGAGAGGTTTTCGGTGGGGTCTTCGGACGGAATGCCCAGAGCCGTCTTGAGCTTGTGTTCGCACAGACTGTGGGCATCCGTTCCCTCGGCGGCGAAATCGCTACCCCTGTCCTCGTAGTTCTCACCGAGCCTTGCGGACGGAGGACAGTTCAACCACCTGTGGGATGAAGATGCGGAAAGCAGAGCGTGATTACCCATTGCCGAGTCCCTCCGCATCTTTGATGAGGGCGGTATACTCCGATGGGTCAATGCCGGAGAGCGTTGCCGCACCGTGTTTACGGAGAAGTTCCTTCACCTGTGCGGTGAAGCCACGGCTGGACATCTCTGCGAGAATCGCACGGACGTCTTCTTTGGTAGGAATCGGCTCGGTCGGTTTTGCCGGAGCTCCAGCGGTATTGCCGCTGAACATCTTCGTGATGGTATCAGCCGCTTCGTTAATAGCGGCAGCCGCAGTTCGCAGGTCTCTGATCACGGCATCCAGTTCGCTCATTTTTGACATCTTTGTACGCTCCTTCCTTGATTTGCTTTTCTCTTACCGCCCGGGTGACTTTCTTTGCCAGTGTTGCCGACACGATGATGAAGTCGAGCAGAACGTCAACGAGTTCTTCTTCCGGCTTCAGAGCATCTCTCTTTGCTTCGTTCATTCGTTTTCACCTCCCGAAGGAGCGGTATCGTTTTGCTCCTTACACTCTCCCATGAACATGAGGAGGGCATTCCGGAAAAAATCCGGGAAACTTTTTTCAAAAAATGTCCGGGAATTCTTTTTCGAGGACGGCTGTAACCTTTTTTAATCTGTAGGCATAGGTCTTTCTGCCGATCCCTATGCGTTCGCCGATGGCATCCTCGGTTAAGCCCTCAAGTCGCAGCTCGCCGATTTTGACCGCCTCTGGCATCAGTTCCGTAAGCCGAGCGTACAGAGCTTTCATTTCGGAAGCCTCGATGATGATGTCTTCGAGCAACGGCGAATCGTCCGGGATTTCATCCACCCAGGCAGTTTCGTTTCCTTCGTCATCTGTTTCGGTGTAATCGAGGGAACGCATATCGCCCATGCGGTGGAAGGGGCAGGTCAGACAGTCCATATCGCAGGTGAGTCGCTTGCTTGCGGGACACACGCAGCGACCGTGCCTCTGCTGACGGATGCGGTAGATATTGATGTCATGGTAGTAGGCATCGAATTCTTCCTTGTTGACGGGGATGCTCTCTTTCGTGGAACGGATGTAGATGGTGTACTGCTTGTCTTTCTTTGTCATAAAAAAGTCCTCCGATTTTCGATTTCTCGAAACGGAGGACTTTTGGTGCTGCCGCAAAATGGGTGTAAAGAATCAACCGCAGTCCAAACGGAAACCTCCGTTTCGGTCTGCAGCAAACCCGCTCAAAAGGCAGCTACATTATTTACCTGTGCCACCGGATACCGTTGAGCCATCAGTGATCGGGTGATGCAGTATCCGGCGGTGAGCAGTTTTTCGTCTTACTCAGGGCAGTTGGTCTTAGCCAAGGTCAGCTTCAATGGCATATAAATCGCTGAAAACTTCGGGCAGATCGCTCGGGTTTAAATCTTCAATGCCATGTGCGCCATATCTTTCAAACACGGATCTGACTACACTGCTGTCGAGCTTGGTGCCTATTACAGAAACAGACTGTTCGATACTTGCTATGTAGTCAGCATTACTTACATTTGACATCATTTGCCTCCTATGTCCGGCTCCTATCCAGCAGGAGGCCGTGGTATTTCGTCAGACTCACTGGATTGCCACGGATCAAATGGCTTTTGCCTAACGGTGCATTCAGAGAGAAATCTAAGCGAAAGCATAAATATTCGCCTAAGGGCATTGATTTCTGCGTGGTAACATGGTATAATAAGATATCAATGTAATGCTGGCTTGGTTTGGCTGAGTTCTCTCTGAACTACAATCAAATTTTAACGGATCACGACCCAAAAGTATTTGCCACCGCTTTGCCACTGTTTTGCCAGCGTTTTTCCGTGGTATGTGAAAGGAGAAACAAGAAGATGAATGAATTGAATATATCTTCATATATCCGAATCATGCAGCCGGGATTTAAAACACACGATAAGCAGGAGGCGGCGGGCGTATTTCTTCTTAGTTCTATCAACGATCAGGAATATGTCTCTAATAACGGGTATTGGACGAGCAACCTTAGCTCCAAAAATTAGCCGTCTTGTGAGTCAGGATGACCCCGTCCCCGATGGACTCCGACAAGCATCCATGGAGCAAGCGGTTATTGATGCCACTGTTGCGTACTTCAAAAAAGAAGTGATGCCGGATCTGAATCCACATCTGAAGGATGACACTATTGACAAAATGGTCAAGCTGATAAGCATAGATACGACCATACCTGAAAGCAAAAAGAAAAGCCTCATGGCATTCCATGAGACTGGTGATGATGCTACATTTCTTGCAGAAGTATTTTTATATGCCCTCAACAGGCCAAACAAGAAGCAGAGCAATACTGTTGAATATCAGGATGCTCCTTTGCTTGCCGAAGCAAACTACGAGTGTCCGCTTTGCCACAAAAAGTTGGTAGACTCTATAAAGGGGCAAGCAGTAAAAAAATATAGGATTACACAGGTTTTTCCCGCAGGGCTAAAAGAAGAGACAGCAGCAGAATTTGCTGCCGTCTATCCCATTCCGTTGAAGCTCGATGCACCGGACAATCTCATCGCTCTTGACGAGGATTGTGCAGAGCGATACCTTCTGAGCCCTACTGCCGAAGAGTACGGCAAACTACATGAAATTAAAACACAGCTTACAAAGAATTATGCGGCGAAACTGTCCGTAAACGATGTGCAGCTTGAAGATGATATCCGAACTATACTCAGTGCCCTGGGCACCATAAAAAACGCATCGGAACTTGTCGAACTTGAGTATGAGGCTTTGCGCATAGATGAGAAGTTTGATGCTGAAAACTTCATCTTAAAAAATGAGACACAGATGCAGGTGGTAACTTATTACCGATACATAGAGAAGGTTTTCTCAAATTCAAATGCTGATTTTGACATGATAGCGTCCGAAATTAAAGTTAGTTCCATGAAACTGGAAAAAGCCGGTTTGTCACAACAAGATGTAATCAGGCAGCTATCAGAGTGGATACGAAACAAGGCTGGGCTTGGAACGGAAAGCCTCTTGGCTTGCAACATCGTTGTATCCTTTTTTATACAGAATTGCGAGGTGTTTCATAAATGAAAATGCCGAATAAGGTGACGCCATACAAAGAAATCAGTATCGCAAAATTCCCGGTAATTCTTGAATTTCTCGAAAAGAAGAATATGACACCATCAGAACTGTTTTCCAAGGTGAGGAAGAATAAGATCCAGAGCATCGACGAGTTTGTAGAGATTATAGATTGTCTCTATGCCATGCATAAAATAGAAATCGACGGGGAGGGGCTTCACTATGTTGGTTGAAGTAAGGTGCGATAAATTTGTCAGCAACGGCAAAACCAGAGAACCGATCCGTTTTCATGCCGGACTTAACGCTGTTCTCGGAGATGACAACGGCTCAAACTCCATCGGAAAATCCACTTTTCTCATGATTCTGGACTTTGTATTTGGTGGTTCAGACTATGTCAAAAAATGCGTTGATGTTCAGGAGAATGTCAAGGAACATACCATTTGTTTTGCCTTCAGCTTTGATGGACAGACGTACTACTTTTCAAGAAATACGGTCGACTATAACAATGTCGTGAAATGTGATGCTGAATATCAAGCATTGCCAGATGAAGATCCGCTATCACTTCAGCAGTATGGAGAATTTCTCTGCGAACATTATGCCTTGTCAGCAGAGGGGATAACTTGGCGTGGAGCAATCGCAAGGTTTATTCGAGTTTATAAAAGAGACACTTTGGATGAAGAGCGCCCTTTGCGCTCCTCCAAAGACGAGAAGACGGCCGACGCTATCAAAGGTTATATGCGCCTATTTGACAGATACTCATCTGTCGAGGCACAGATAAAGCAGGCCGCTGTGGCTGAAGATGAAAAAGAAGCATTTCGTAAGTCTACGCAGGAATACAATCATATCCGTGCCGCAAAAAATGATAAGGAAAAAGAGGCAAACGAAGCCAGGATCACCGAACTTGAACAGCAGGAACGAATTCTGATCGATGACAATAATCGTGGGCTTCTTGACCTTGATAGTATGACTGCACAGAGACTCTCGGAGCTGAATGAAGCTCTTATAAATTACCGAAGACAGAGGGCGTTGATTCAAACACAGCTCAATTCCGTGCGTCGTGACATGACTGGCGAAAGACGTAGCTTCAAGAAAACATTTACCGATTTGGAGCGTTTCTTCCCTAATGAAGAATTTCACACATTGGAAGAGATAGAGAGTTTTCACCAGAAGTTGACTAAAATCCTAACACAGGAATTCACAGAAACAGAGAGAAGTCTCGCCACTACCTACGTGTTGCTGGGCAACGAAATAGCCGCAATTAAGGAGCAGATCACCGAGATCAAAAATGTTCCGAATGTCTCACAGGCGATCCTGCGGGAATATGCGCAGATCACCACCGAACTGATCAACTTAAGAAAGGCAAATGAAAACTATGATGAACTGCAGCGTTTGAAGCGGGTTGCTGCCGATTACGCCGCAACAAGGGATACTATAATAGCGGACGAACTTCTCGCTATTGAAAGTACTATTAATCAGGAGATGGGCAGAATAACCCTGGAGATTTTAGGCGATGCAACTCATATGCCGCCTGTCCTCAGGCTTGAAAAGCTGAACAAGTACGCATTCAACACACCAAACGACGGAGGTACCGGAGCGCAGTACCGCGGTCTCATTACCTTTGACCTTGCCAACATGGCCGTTGCCCCCGTTCCGTTTGTGGTTCACGATTCCGTGCTGCTTAAGAACATAGAGAGAGCGGTATTCTCTGCTATTATTAGGGTGTACCACAATCAAAAGGATCAGAACAAACAGGTGTTTATGGCGTATGATACCCTTGATGCTTATGATGAGGAGACCCGTAAATTAGTGGAAGAAAACGCCGTGCTGCAATTATCTCCAGGAGGCAATGAGCTTTTCGGATGGGCATGGAACAAGGAGAGACAAGATGAAACAGAGCAAGCGTAAAAAAGAATTTAAGTCCGAATTTTCTTATAACCGACTTTGGAAAATGCTGATCGATCGCAACATGAAAAAAGGAGAGCTGCAAGAAATAAGCGATGTTTCCGCTGCTTCGATTGCAAAAATGGGTCGCTGTGAAAATGTCACAACAGATGTCCTGCTCCGGATTTGTGAAGCCCTTGATTGCAATATCGAAGACATTATGGAGCGAATTCCCCTCCAACAGGATAAAGAGAAGAATGCATAAAAGGAGGGGGGTTCTCCTGTGGAAAAACTGATCGACATCAGCAGCTACCCGGTCATGCAAGTGCTGGATGTGCTGCTTCAAGATAAAACGACGAAAAAGAATATCATATGGGCGACCGACACTTATGCGGAGTTTGGTGAAGAATTCACGGACAAGG